TCGCTTTCCCCAGATACGCCCCTAGCTATTTCTTCAGGAAATAAATTAGAATATAATGGCATTCTCTTGCGTGCCTGTAAATCTTCTAAGCTATTATGTGCTAACATTTGTAAGCCACCATTTAAGCCATTACTAAGACCTGTTCCTAATAGTGCTCCTAAGCTACCTGCTTGGCCACCATATGGATTATTAATTATGTGATAAGCCATTAATATCCCCTTCCTGAAAACATATTACCTGCAGCCCCATAGGCACCGCCCGAGAATAGGTTAGCTAACATATTACCTATATAACCTGTACCTTGTCCTATTCCTCCGGCTAAAGCATGCTTAAATCCAGGTTGCGCTTGATTATACACTCCTTCGAATCTTGGTTGTAATCCAGAACTTAAAAGCGATCCTAATCCTCTTTGGTTTAATTCTTGTAAGCCAAGTTGTGATCCTAATAAAGATCGTAATAAATCTTGTTGCTGTCCTCTTTGTTGTAATCCATATTGTGAACCCAGTGCAGCTAATCCTTGTGATAAATCTGAGCCTGCCTGCCCTAAAGCTCCTTGAAATGCTGACGATCTTTGGCTACCACCACTACCCATAGCTGAGAATCGTTCTGCAAGAGTAGGAATTATATCTTGTTGAAATCTTTGTACTTCTCTATTAGCAATAGGTTCAAAATCAAATTTATTTGAGCCTAGATTTGCTAACGTTTGTTGTAATAATGGAGCACCCTCAAATTGATAATTCATATTTTGTAAACCCGAACTGCCTACATTAAGAAGTTGATCTAATAATTTAGAAATATGTTCAGGTTGTAATGGTAATCGCTCCGTATATGCTGGTGTACCACTCCAAAAACTACTTTTAGGCTTGAGATCATATCTCTTAGTTGTTGTCGGAGTTGCAGATGATGTTCGAGTATGATGATGATGTGATTTGAAGGCCATTTAATATACTCCTTTATAATATAATGAATCTCAATTCATATTCTATATTAAACATCTCTATTTTAAAGTATTATATATTTTGAATTAGAATAGATGAATGTTAACATTGGAGAGAACTGACTCTCATTTCTCTCCTCTAGAAACCGTATTAATAGTAATATTAGTACGGTCTTATATCGTTGCCGATATAATATATCTTAATACTTAAAATTTAATATACTCTAAAATAATATATGTGACTGTAAAATTACTTCTATTACTACCTGTAGTAACAGTAATATTAGTAGCATTAACTGAAAGTTCTATATTATTAATTAATGTAGGACTACTATAGGGCAATGGTATATATTCTAAATTTACTGGATCAGAAGCTGAACCATAGATACGTGTAAATGTATAACCGGTTGATATTGGTATATTATGGGCTATACTAGTTGATCCCGCATTTGGTAATGTACCAAAGTTTATAACTATACGATATATTTGCCGGTAAGTTGGAACGGTAGAGCTAGAAGAACTTAAAATAGGATTAGGAAATAGAAGCTGCCCATTAACAAACTCATTAGTATCATAATAACCTGAATCTTTTATATTAAGCGATATAGTAATAGCATTAATATTTTGGTATAACCGCACTAATAGTTCTTTTAATTCAGGATCAATATCAAGTGCTGATAACTGACTAATATCCCATATATATGTTGATGGTACATAAAGACCGAATTCTGATGAATTTGCCATAATATATTACTCTAATCGGCCAGATGGCTGTGCAAATAAAATAAATCCGTCAAGTTCAAAATCTGATAATGCAATTGCCGGAACTGTCATTTGAGTTGGACTTAGATACATATTAAGTTGTATACATTCACCAACGGTTTGTAGATATATAGAATGCCATAATCTATCTTGTATTTGTTCTAATGGATATAAATTACTAGGATATGGAGATGTCTCTAATACTGAAGTACCCATAATAGTTCCAGTTGCCGTTCCCTCAGAGATCATTGAAAGTTCCGTTGAAGATGGATAATAATCTACTGTGATTTCTCCATTAGATGTTTTAGCAACACCAAAATTTATTTTAGATATATAAACATTTTGTGATTGATCTATATAAGGATTATATTGCTTTGAAAGAATATTTATATTAGATACACGTGCTGCAGTACCCCCACCGGTATACGTACCAGTAAATAATGCAGGTCCTACAACTATTGTATCAGCATCTGTAATAGATAAAATAGTATATATATTATTATTAACTGATGTAACACCTTGTGCATTCTCAATTAATATATAATCATTAATATCTAATGTATGATCAATAATAGTAAGAGTTATATTAGGTGCACTATTAACCATCTGAGTTATTTGTAATACAGGAGCATTACGAGAAACATCAGGATTAACAATAAATATATATCCTTGTGGATTGCCTGCAATTACTTGTCTAAATTTAGGTGCTTGATTACCACTAGACCATGTGAAATTTGATTCTTCCCAAGTTAATAATGTAGTATCCCATAGTAGATATACCTGTTGTTCATAATAACCAAAACACGTTATACAATCATCATTAATTGCCCATGCACCTGTTTGATAATTATATACAAGTACTTTATTAGGAAATAAATCATTAATATTTTCATTATCTGATGGAAATGTCCAATAAACTTGTTCAACATAATAATCACGAATTCCAGCAACTCTACTAGCACTCGAGAATGTATTACCAATCTGGAATATCTCGTCAGGTATCTTATTATCTATTCGTTGTACATTGGCACCATTACAAGAATGAATTCCTGTATTTCCTACAGTTACAATCTCTCTATCAAAAGCAACTGAAGAAAATTGTGAGCTCGATCCTAGTTCTGTATTAATCTTTTGCCATACAAATGGCAAAACTTGATTGCCTGTATATGCTAATTCCCAAGTACTACGTTCAAAAAATACAATTAATCTATCTTTAATAAATTCAGTACTAATAATTTGTTCTTCGGTAGTAGCATCAACAAATCCAGCACCATCGGCTTTATTAGCTGAGGTATCTATTTTATTTGATTCATACCATGCATTGGCAGCAAATGGACTACCATTATGAGAATATCTACAACGATTTACATAAGCTATATTAGTACCAGATCCATTATTTTCTATTGTGTTTAATAATACTAATCTATTTTTAAATGCAACAATGATACGAGCCGTTTGCACAAAAGGACCTGTATGAATAGCTCCGCCAGCAGGATTAAAATAAAATGCATTTACACCAGTTCCCGAAGTCCATGTACTACCATCAGAGGTCCACCAAATAGGATCGTCAGTAGCTGCTGGTACTGGAACAGTAGCATTAAAATTAGTAACAAAAAGGGTAATATTATTATCCGCAATACCTGACCAATTACATGTCAAAAAGAAATTATCGGCTGTACCATGCCAAATTGGTGATACACCAGATCCTGATCGTTGCCAAGATGATCCACTAAACTCATAAGCAAATTGTGTATCAAATGCATAACTCGGCTGATCATTTATAGGTCCTGAAGTATATATTGTTATACCCATAATGGGTAATGCAGGATAAAATAATAGTGGTGTATTAATAGTCGCGCCATTAATTACTACTACACCAGTTGTTGTATTATATGTATAAACTGTAGAAGAACCAGTAGTAAGCATATTAGCTGGTAATCCAGTTTGATAAACTGTAAATATTTCGGTGCCTATTGAGAACATTTGGCCAATATTAAATTGAGATCCAGGAACAGTTACTGATATATTGCCACTTCCATTAGTATTGCCTAGATTTATAGCAGCTCGAGAAAATAAAGGAGCCTCTAAACTTGAGGACCAGCCAAGTCCCATTAAGGTACTACCAAATCTTTTTCTTATGCGGCCCCTAAATACATAGACATTTTCTAGTGTTTCAAATGCATTATCGGCAATTAACCAGGGTCTAAGATCTGTTTGTATACTGGCATTTTTATCTGTAAATCCTATTAAAAATCGATCCATTTAATATCTCACATTTATACTAATTTCCTATAATAAGATAATTAAAGGTAACAGCAGTTGATCCTATAGTTATACGTGGTGCTGTCCATACAGTAATAGTTGTTGTTGTAAAACCAATGAGCGTAGCCGATACATTAGGATCTGCAATTGCACCATTAACATAGGGAACTACTAAGACCTGAAATACATTACTAAATACTGGAATTGATGCGGCAGTTGGTAAAGTAACTAAAGTACTACCTGTACCTGATGAAGAACCCCACTTTATTAATATATTTGACGGCAACCTAGACCAACCATTACTAGCTTGTGTAGCCGATGTAAATTCAATAGCGATACCATTACTTTGTCGTTGTATAAAACACTCAGGATTACTACTTAATGTAGATGTCTTAGTATATAAAGCTAATTCAGTTGCTAATGTACCAGGATCGGCTAATTGTACTGGCATAGAAACAAAATTATGTTTCCCTTGGTTAGCAACATTAAAATTAACATGATTTATGCCAATTAAGGAATAAATTGCTGCAAAATTATTTAATAGATCAGCTTGAGACTGTGATAATTGGTCAGTAGATTGTGGAATATTTTGGTTATAACTCATGGTTATTCCTTAATGATTTTTATAATAATCCCAATTAATAATAATAAAAGGCTAATAATGAGATATATAATTTTAGCATACATAATTAGTGCCTCTTAAAATAAACCTGGCCCAAAACCCCATCCATTTCCATTAGTAGTCGTTTGTTCTGTATATATAGTGGCAGTTCTCTCATTAGTATATTGTACGATAGTTCTACGTAAGCACAACCGTAATTGCTCTCTAAATTCTGGTTCAATTAAATTTACCGTTTCTATATCCATTCTATCTTGTAATACTTTGCGCGCAGCACCATATGAAATAAGTTGCCACCATTCTTCTAATGCTGGTACTGAATTTGTTTGCAACAGTGCAACTGGTCTAATATAAGCTTCAAAATTAATCTGATATGGCTGATCTGGAACAGGTCGTAAAATAATTCGATCATCATAAAATAATAATGCCAATGGTTTCTGTATAATTTGTGCTACCGTTTGACTATTTATAAGTTCACCACTTAATGG